TTTTTTCCAAACCCATTGATCCTTGGATTGCTTCTCTGGTTGTCCATTTGTAATAGATCGCCAGCTCTACAAGGATGAGTTCAATCCGCTTTTCAACGAATGATGTAAGCTCCTCCTCTGGCTCATTCGGATAACTTTTCCGAATAATTTTCTCAACGATCTCATACAATTTTTCTTCTGCATTTTCATTGTTCTTTAACCGTTGCAATTTCAGAATCTCAAGCTTTTCTGCTTTCTTAATGTCAAGCGCAAGCTTCTCTCCGTCAACTATTATCTCTGTCTTTCCTTTATACTCTTCAAATTTACCCATGCTTTTCGCCTCCTTTTAACCGACCTCTAAACGTCAGAGGTGCTTCGGGTTCATCTTCTTCTGGTTCAGCAGGCTTTTTAAGTTCCTGCCCTTCCATTGCTGAAATCCTTTGCTCCAGCTCTGTAATTCTTGCGTTGTATGTCGCAAACTGTTTGTGCTTTTCAAGAAGGAGTTTAATCGCCAGCCATACTTTGTTCCCGGCATACTCCCTTGCAAAGCTTTTCAAATCTATAGCTACCTGTTCAGGCATATCCCATACCCTGAACGGAGGAAATTTTTTCATTTCCTCATAGCCATCTTCTTTCTCTTTTTTCGGCTCATCATTCGCCATCTAAATTACCTCCTCACAATTATGTGATGTTATCTTCTTCCAGATAGTCTTTGAACAAACACTTGTAGGTTACTGATTCTTCAACGTGCCCGCTTGCATCTGTTCCAAATTCTCTGGCTGTGCAGTAAGCATTGTTCAACAGAGCGTTGACAATGTTTGTTCCGTCAGTGAATTGAACTGCAACTGCTTTTGCAACTCTATCTCCAGAACTCTTTTCTCCACCTTGATATCTGTTGTATCCTGAAGGGCTTGTAATGGTGTCGCCCATTAAGTCCTCTCCTGCAGTGCTTGGATCTTGGTAAACTTTGGTGAAGGATATCTGCATGATTGTTGGTCTCCCATGTTGTCCGAGCTGGTTAGCTCCAAACACATCTATGGGAGAGTAGTCCCTTTCACCACCGCTTATTCGGATCTCTTTGACAATCTCTGTGATGTCTGTTCCTGCAACTGCTTGTGTCCAGATAGGATCTTCACTTGCCTCTGGATTGGACAACGCAGTTGCAACTATTTTTGCTGCTCCTTGTTTTGCATACCAAACTAATGCCATAGCTTTTTCACCTCCTACGCATTTTTCTCAATGGTTTGCTCTATCTCCATCTCCGCAAATCTGCGGAGATCCTTTTCTGTCTGAAGCAAAGCGGTGTAAAGGAACTGTCTCGGCTCAAATGGTCGCCAGAGCCTCATCCTTCCAAGAGGCTCTCCCTCAACCACCCTTGCATAATCAAATCCTGCATGGCGATCTTCCATAGATCGCTTTGCTCTTAAAGCAGAGGCTTCAATTAAAAAAGAGCCTTTGCCTAATCTTGTAAGCGTAATTCCTGCCTGAAGCTTTCCAGACTTTCTTGGAGCAAGCATCTGTGCCCTTGTCTGCAACCTTTTTGAAACAGCATAACCAATCCTATCAGTTGATCCGTTGATGTCTCCAACAGTTTTCACTGTCTTTTTGAAAACATCATTGAACTTTACTCGCACTCTTGTCTGATACATCATCCTCCACCTCTTAAATGAAAATTCAAATGAAATCCACTGCCTGCAAAAAGCTTTAAATTTTCTTCTTCATTATTTTTTCTATCACCATCTACATGATGCACAACTTCTTTTGGAGTTAAAAGTCGCCCTAATTTTTTCTCCATAATCAAACGGTGTTCCATTACATAGCCATTTTTGGTAGCAGAAGGATGCTCTGGTTTAAAGATTCGAATATAACCATCACCTGTTGGACTTATTCCTCCTTTCCATCTCGGATTTTTAGCTCCAGCACATTTCCCCAAGTTTGCTTTGCCTATTTTCTCTTTATGTTTTTTTGATAGATGTTTACCTTGCCAGTAAGGAATAATTTTTCCTTCTTTAACCAAGCGCTTGCGAATCTCACTTATTTTCTTTTTAGTCTTATCTGAACAAGGTTGTCTTTGTCTCATATTTAACCACCGCTCCCAATCCATTCAAATCTTACTCTGATTATGTTAGTGTATACTGTCTTGCCATCAGGCAATATTGTTGGGCTAACACCTGAAGATGTAACGTTAAAGTCCTTTAAATAAGCTGCCTCTGTGGTTGACAGATTAGTCTTGAGGGTATTTCTCACAGCATCACTCAATTTTCTGCAAACAGATTCCCTTGTAGTCCATATTTCAATTGGAAATTCTACAAAGACTTTCTTGAGCGTAAAGGTCAAGCGTTCTTCAGAAACAGTCGGAGTTGGAATAACAACATAGGGAAAGCCCACACCCCTTGTCAGTCCTTCAGGCACTCCATCAACAATATTTTTTGTGAAGCCTTGCACTATTGAATCAGCATTGACTATCCCATGCACAGTTGATTGTGCGTTATCCTGCAAATTTCCATACGTTGATACCGTCATCTTGTCTTGCCCCCAAAAGGGTATTGTGCCTGTAGAGAACTACAAGCAAGGCTTAAACACTTTCCAAATCATCTACTCTTAATTCCTGAATCTTCTTGTTGATCTCCTCCATTAATTCAGGCGTGGGGTTCAGTCTATACTGAACCATTCTAATGCAGAGATCTCGCACATCAGCTGTTGGTGTGGAGTTCCCATAAGTGTAACTCACCTTGACATTCTTGTGCCCTTTCGCAAAAGAACTGACTTCAATTGTAGCAGCATCACTCGTTTCTACATTGAGCTCAAGGCGACCAATATCAGAATAATACCGAGTGTAAGCAGTAGTAACCGTTGTAAAATTTCCTGTGAAGTCATCATCAACCCCAAGCGCAGTAATTGATTGAATGTCTTTGTGATCTAAATAGAGAAAGGTTTTACCATCACCGTCATGGTATTCATCAGTAACAGTTTGAACTCCTTTCCAAGTCCGACCTGTGCGGTTGTCTATGTCAACAGTAGCAGCTTTGAGAAACTGTTCTATTTTGTGATCTTCCCATTCGCCACTCTGCACATTTGTTTCGTAACGAAACTCATCCACTGTTACATACTTATCCAGATCGGTCATCCTACATCACGCTCCTGAAAAAAGGAAAGGAAAGACTACTTCCCTTAAGAAGTAGTCAAATCTTTTATGATGCAGATTGACTTCTGATATTTTGCTCTGAACGCTGCTCTTAGGTTTGTCTGGATCTTCCAACTGTCGGTTTCTATGACATATTCTTTGTGGAATCTTGGTGCTCTCCTGTTGCCATAGTAAGCACAGTTCCCTTGTTCAAGCACAATAATGTCTGACAAGCTTGTGCCTGCTCCTTTTGTCAAGTTCGCTGGAACTTTAGTTGTCTTGATCACTTTCATTCCTAAGATAGTTCCGATAGCTCTGGGGTGTTCTGCAAGCAATGGACTTCCGAAAGTTGCTTCGTCAAACAGTGGTCTGCTGTTTGCATCCTGCAGCTTCCTCACCATTCCAAGCTCTTTTGGGTGATGAATTGCGTGTGTTCCACCATCAAAGTTATCTATCTGAAGTTCTGTCTGTGCGTCAATGTATTTTGCGTATGTCATTGCATCTCCGTCATCTCCTGAAGCATCAACAGTGTTGATGTCAGTGTAGGTATCGGTATCCCTTAGTCCTGAAAAGTTTGTCCCTGTTCCCTGATAGATTTCTTCATCTACTGCAAGAGCAACATCTTTGGCTAACTGCTCTGTCAAAACCTGTCCAATGGAAGGATTTGAATCCTCCAACACTTCTGTTGAAGTCTGTGTCAAAGCAGCAACTTTCTTTGCTGTCAAAGTTACTCTCCCTGTGCCCAGATCAGAGCTGGTAATTGTCCCGAGTTCTGCAGGCCAATACGCTGTATTCCCGCTGTCTACAGTAGGAATATACATTACATCGCTGTGCATCTGAACTGTTTCACAGAGTGGGATTGCTGTAGATTTCTCCTGCACGAGTGCAAGGAATCTGGTTGCGAATTCATCTGGAACAAAATACCCACCGAGGGCATTGTCCCCTTCTTGAATTGCTTTTCGTAGGTCAACCATTTTACTCAACCTCCCCTGTGTTTGGTTCTTCCTTTACTGTTTCCGTCCCAAGTCGGGGGCTTAATGGTTTACCACTTGTAAAGCCTACCTCATTCGCAAGCTCTCCGAGAGACATTTTCTCTGCAGCTTTCTTCTGGATCTCCGCTTGACTGTTTTTCTTTTCAACAAGGTTTTTGCGTTTTGCGTAAGAATCAAACGCCTTCTCAAGACCTTCTTCAAAAGCGTGCTCTTTTTCAAGAACCTCTATTTTCTTCTTGAGTTCAGCATTTTCTTTGGCAAGCGCATCCATCTTGGCGAGGTCGGATTTCCCTGAATCTGCTTTATTGTCCTTTCCTTTATCCTCAAGCTTTTTCTTGTCCTCTGTTTCTGTTTCTTCTTCCTCTGTTTCCTCATCTTCAGCTTCAGGATCTTTCTTTTCTTCCTTCTTCACTTTTTCCTTTTTCTTCATAGAGACCTCCTCCATAGTTTTCTCTGATACTGTTACTTTGAATTTCTTTGCTGCCCTTTTAATCTTTGCTAATGCTGCTGCACGTTCTTCAACCGACAAGCCTTTCACTTGATTTAATCTGGCTAATGCGTTCCTAACGTGAGCAGCATCAAAAATAGGAAGGCTTGATTCGCTTGGCGGATCTCTTGGGACAGCATAGAACTCGGATACACTCATGCCAAGTTGCTTCCTTTTTTCCTCCATAGCAGTTACTTTTGCCTTCTGTAATTCTGCTTCAGCTTTCTCAAGGATATACACAGGTATGTCCTCATCATGTTTTGCAAATTGAAAATTAGAATGAGGATAAGCTCCCCTGTCAACAAGAGAGATTTCTTTCATCCTGTATTTCTTAATGTGAGATACTGATTTGTTTAAGTCCTCATGGAATACAGGCTCTCTTAATACGTTATCTCCGCCAATTGAAAATCCTTTGTAAACCCCTTTCTCTACTTTTTCCATTGCATCTTTGTCAACAACTTGCGCGCCAACCCATGCCCTTTTGAGGTCATTGTCAGCAATGCAGACCGGAACAGTTCCAGCTGCAGAATCAGGTCGGTGCATTTCTTTCAGGGTTTTCCATTGCTTGTAGTCTTTCAGGGCTTCTTTAGTTGCATCCCATTCAACAACCTCGCCCTGTGAATCAATATCTTCCCCTGTTGCGTAGCCATACACCATCTGGTTGGCTTTATCAATTTTGCAAATAGGAGCAAACAGTTTTATTTCTTGCTTGTTCAAGGTTTCTGTTTCGTGCATTTTTTTCACCCACTCCTCTCCTCGTTTTTCATAGCCTGCGTTCTTAACCGCAGCCCAAGCAATTTTAAATGCTCTTTCTTCACCGTATTGTTCATAAGCACTATTGAAAGCCTTCCTCCAGATCGTCTGTGCATGATCTGGCAAGACCTTTATGCTTGATGGCAATTCTGCGTTTGACGAATATGGCATTATAAAAAGAGTAGAAGGCTGGTATATTTATACTTTTCTATTTTGTCTTACGGTGCTATTCCTGCAAATTAGCGTCAATTGTCAAATCAGTTTTCTCAGAAGCATCAAGTGTGGTGTCAGTTTTCTCAGAAGCATCAAGTGCGGTATCTGTTTTTTCTTGTACAGTAATTCCTGCATAGATATCACTTTCAAGAAGGATCACATCAGCAGTGAAGGTTTTAATGATTGTTCCTATAAGGAAAGCATCTGCAACGAATGTTTTCAGTCCAGCAACAACCAAAATTGAATCCGCTGCAAAAGTCTTAGTGTATTCTGCCTGCAAGAAGGCATCAGCAAAGAATGTTTCTGTTTTAACGCTCACCAGCAAAGCATCAGCAGAGAATGTCTTAGAAAGAGTTCCCTTAAGCAAAGCATCTGCTGTAAAAGCTTTTGTAGCAACTCCAATCAAAATTGAGTCTGCTGTAAATGTTTTAGAATAAGTAAAGCACAGCATGACATCTGCTTCAAATGTTTTGGTTGCAGCCCCCTGCAAGAAGGCATCAGCAAGGAATATTTTTGTTGATGTTTCTATAATAAACGCATCTGCGGTGAAGGTTTTTATTTCTGTTGCTTGGAGGAAAGAATCAGCAGCAAATGTTTTGGTAAAGCGATTGATAAGGATTGCATCAGCAGAAAACGTCTTAGTCAAGCGATTAACAAGGATCGCATCTGTTTCAAATGTTTTGGTTAATGTTGCTTGAAGGAAAGCATCTGCTGAAAATTCTTTTGTTTCCCTTACAAGCAATATTCCAAAACCTTCAGTGCAAGTTCCTCCATTTGCTCCAATCCAACAGATAGCTACATCTGTCCATTCTGGCAAGCTGTCAGCAGTTTGTATCTGATACACAGTAGTTGTTGGTGCTATTGCTGTTGCTGGATTAAAATCATGGGGACTGCTTGCAAGAAGCGGTTTGCTTGCAAGAAGCGGTTTCCAAATATCAGCAATGCAATCACGCAATCTGAATTCCAGCATGGTGCTGTCTCGTTCCCAAATAATAGAAAACAAGCCATCATCATGTTCTACGATCCCAACATTCCCATATTCCGCTCCACTGCTAATTGTGTCTGCTGCCTGCCACACCCCTGTATCTCCCAAAGCCCTTTCCTTATATTTAACAGTTCCATCATCAGCAACATAAACAATATGAACGTGTTTGCTTCCTGAATCTTCTGAGTGCTCCAAATCAAATTTTGCACCTGTGCTAATCCCTGTAGCAATTATCTGTTCTGTTTCAAAGGCATTAAAATCCCAATAACGAGATTTCAACGTTGCGCCTTCTTTCCAAACAATTATTATATCAGCTTTTTCTGCTTGCCCTCCAATTGATCTACACGAAATTCCTTGAATTGGAGAAGTATTATCCACATTGCTTACATCTTGTTTTGCATTCCAAGCAGTGATATCCCCAGATGTTGTCTGTGTTTTTGACTGAACCCAATATTTTCCTTCAGAAGAATCATAGAAAGAAGCAACAGCCCAAAGAACGGGATTTGAAGACGTTCTATCGCTGCAAAGATTAACATGGGTGTAAATATCTCCTGCTTCAGTTGCATCAAAAACTTTTGTTGTATTTTGCCAAGCCCACCCTGTTGCAGATGCTTCATTAGATTCAGCAACATAAGTGTCAGTTCCATCAGAATAGTGAACTGTTGTTGGGATTCCATCCTGTCCTCCTCTAACAGTAAAACAGCAGCCAGCGACACCAGCAATTGTTGCGTTTGCATTTATAGCCCAATTGTCCCCCTCTAAATTGTTATCTTCTATATACTCAAATATAAGATCAGTTCCAGCTCGCCTTGCTCTCCAATAGTAAGGAGTAGAATACCACATTTTCCTCTGCCAATTTTCCCCAAATTCATTTGAACAAACCAGAACAGCATCAGCTGTAAAAGTCTTTGTGTCAACAGCACGCAGGAAAGCATCAGCTGAAAAGGTTTTTGTTTGAACAGCCCTCAAATAAGAATCTGCAGTAAAGGTTTTGGTTAAGCCAAAAGCCTGCAGGAAAGCATCAGCTGAAAAGGTTTTTGTTTGAACAGCCCTCAAATAAGAATCTGCAGTAAAGGTTTTGGTTAAGCCAAAAGCCTGCAGGAAAGCATCTGCGGTAAAAGTCTTAGTAGATGTAGTTATTTCAAACCAATCATCAGCAACAAGATTATCCCAAGAAGTAGGTTGACCATCATGATGACCAATAATAATCTTCAAACTAGACCTGTGGTTAGAATCAGCAACACTTTGTCTCTGAGTCCAACTAGAACCATCAGCAGAATCATAAATGATAACATTAGTAGAAGTCAATTCCATTCTAACATAATCGCCATCATCCAAGTCTACAGTAAAACTTCCACCACCAATGTCAGTTTCAACACTACCAGTAACACGATACAAATTAGCCGTAGTATTACTTCTAATTCTTAAAGCATAACCATTCACAATAAAAGGCGTAGCAGTACCACAACTAGACTTCTGATCACCAAGACAATACCAAGTCGCATCAGTATACTTACTAACCAACTGCATTTTCACATTATAAACAGTATTACCAGAAGCAGTAGCACTCTCAATCCTAGACTTATTAGTAGCATCAAGCGCACCATTTAAAGTACCACCAGAATAAGACCAACTTCCACAAGAACTACCACTAGCCCAATTATCAGAAATAGTGCCAGTCATATCATCTGTAAAGTCTACAAAAGCCATTATTCACCAACCTCACAAGGCAATTCCTCCCACTTTCTTCTCACACTCAAGCAAGTTTTCAACAGGCTGGAAAATTCTTTCGTCTTTCCATTTTCCTGCAAGCTCTACATGACCATCTTCAAAAATATAAGCAATATCCTGAATGTTTTCTCCACCAATTGTTTGCTGCCATCCTACAAGCCATATAGTTTCAGCTGGCTTCAGTGGAGCAGGTTTTGTTTTAGATCGCAGGATCATTGTCTTTATTTTTCCTGAATGGCGTGCCCTGCAAATAAGCCTTCTTCCCTCCTCAAGATGAAGGCGAAAAATTAGTCTTGTCCCCTTAAAGAGATCAAAAAACTTAAGGCGGTGCCTGTCTATATCAACATACTTGTTTTCTGTTCCATCTTCTTCAAACTGTAGAAGTTCTGTTCCATCATCATAGACCGCTTTCCAATAAATTCCATAGTGCATTATATTGCACCTCCTTTTTCTTTTATAGAATCAGAATCACACATTTTATTGCGTGAATCCTAACCCTATATTTCATCATATTGGAACGTGAGCGTCTCGTTCTCAAGATCGCCGGGGCTTGCTGCGCTTGTAACAGCCAACTGCAAAACAATGTAGTCAGTTGTTTCATTCAGTGCATTGATCAAATTTCCTGATTCTGAAATGCTGACCGTCTTGCCTGCGCCTGTCGTATAGGTTGCTGCATCAGTTGTCGCTGTTACATCAGAGTGGTTAGTCATTACTACTGCTGCTGTCGCTGGATCGTAACCTGTGCTTGCGCCACTGTTCTTTACAGGTGTTTCATCTCCGATTACCAGAGTTATGCCTGTTCCAAACAGAGTTCCATCAGTATAGAACTTTATGTTGTCCACTTGGGTACTTGGAGCTGTTGTACACTTCAAATAGATGTGCTTCCAATAGCTGTAGTTTGTGCTGCCGTCTGTTGGAATTGGCACTGGATCGTTTGCATCTATCGTTGTATTATCTGCTACCTTGAACCTTATGTTGGGTGGGCCAAGACCGTCTGTATTCTGCTCTGTTCCCGGAGTATCTGCTGTTCCCCCGAAATCAAAGTATACATTAAATACTGCCGCCATAGCTTTTTCACCTCCTATGAGCTTGGTAAGTCATCAATGACGTGAAAGTTATCCATTTTGCACGTCATTATTTTTCCGTCTGTGTAAGTGATCTGCAACTCCGCTTCATACAAACCTGCTGTATCAAAGTCCGAGCTGCTTACAGTGTAAGTGCAAATTCCGCTTTCTGGCGTTGTTACGTCACAAGTATCAATAATTTTGCAGGCTGCTACTCTTGGCAAAGCCATCTTAAACTTTATCTCTGAAGCATTTGTCAAATTCAAAGCTGCGCCTGCTTGATTCTTTGCTGTGAATTGCAGATCAAAGCTTGTGTCATTTCTCACAACAGTTGTTACCATATAAATCACTTGTTTCTTTTCTTTTTAAACATTTTCTTTTCATCTGCGCTTTGGAATTGATTCCCTGTTTCTTCAGGGAGCTTATTCTCTTGGCTTCTTCCTGCAGGCTTTCCAAATTGGTTTTTCTGTTCAAAGGTTGGAGCAACCTCATCCAACGCAGGATCATCTTTTGGAAGCTTGCCGAGATAAACCCTTCCTTCGTTGACTGACCAGACAGGTTTGCCAACAAGCCTGTTTACAATGTCAGCTTCTCTTGTCTCATCCCTTTTGTAAACTCTTGGGAATCGGATTTCAACATTTCCAAATCTCCAGAACAATTCATTGTTGAGTGTTTCCTCAAGCTCCAATTGCAAGCGATTGATTTTTTTGTAGTAGCCTTCATTTGATTCAATGTTGGCTCGGTAGTTTCCTTTGATTTGAGACAAGCGAGTTGGAGGCATATTCCATGCCATCAACATTCTCTGCGAAAAAACATCAATGAGATTCGGGAACTCAAGGTCTTTGTTGAATTGGTTGAGCTGCTTTGATTCAACATTGCCTGTGAACACCATTGACTTGTGTTTGTTCTTGGCTTTCTTGTGCTCTCGAATGATCTTCACAAACTTTTTGTAGTTTGCTGATTGAGGATTTTCATCAGGCAACACATGGATAAAGTCAGGCGTTCCATCATTTTGAAAAAACATTCCTGCATAGTCTTTGGCATACCACAGGATTGCAATTTCGTTGAGACAAGAATTGTTTGGAGAGTTTCCGTAAACATCATGCCCTAAATTATTCATTGAAAGGTGAATCACCTCATCAGGATCAAACTTGACTTTCTTGCTGTTGCCCGGAACTTTTTGAATGTAGCTTCGCACAATTCCATGTTCATCATAATCTATTTTAATTGTAGTTGCTTTCAGGACAAAAAGTTCTCTTGGGTAAAATACTTGAGGAGATTTCTGCCGCAGCTTTTCAATAAGCAAGTCAGTGCGCCAAGCTGTTTCATGGATTCCTGCATCTCGTTTCATGTCTGAGATCATTGCCTTTGCATTATTCGTTGTAAGAATTCGCACTCCAAGATAGCCATCTCCAATCAGCACCATGTCCTGCAATCCAGAGTAAAGCTTTTTTCGGAAGTGGTTTCGTTTGCAGAAGGCTTGTGCCTGTGCTATTGCAGATTGAGAGCCTTTCCATTCAAGCTGCTCTCCCATCAAATCATCAACAACAGCTGAAATAATTCCCATGAGTTCAGGGGAAAGTTTGAGCCAAGAATAAAAATCGTGAACCTCTACTCGCCTTTCTAAAGGCTCTTGTCCATCCTCTGTATTGGGTGTCCCTCCCACTAAATGCGCACTAACAGGAACTTTATCAACCAAAAATAAAACCTCCTACTAAAAATTCATCAGGAGTATACCTTGACCGCTGCTCCTCATAGCCCTCTCCATTGATCCATTTTCCCATGCAAAAAATAAGCATCATTCCGCTATTTATATGTTTCGGAACGTCTTACACCCTTTTATACCCTGTCTTACACCCTGTCTTACCGAAACTAATTTATATAACATAGAACTTCTCTTTTAATAGATGATTTAAATGGGAATGAGAGTATGGAATCTGCGCTTGCCTGATACTTTAAGAAACGACTTCTTAGACAAATGCACCAAAAAGAACAAGAACCCTTCCCGCCTGATCCGAGATTTTATCAGGGAGTGGACATACGGAAAAGGAGTTGCTAAATAATGCCTGTAAGGAAGATTCGGGAACAGTCCCTCAGCACAGAGTTTATTATTGAAAGAGCTGCTCTTGGCTTTACTGATACAGCAATCGCTGAAGATTGCAAAGTGTTCCTTGACCTTGAAACCACCCCTGATGAAATCAAAGAGATAGTGCAAGAGAAAGAAACTAAAATCCAGCAACGGAAACACCAATTGAAAGAGGAAGCAATTGTCAAAGCCCCTTCAATTATTTCTTCTTTGAACGAGGTTGTTACAGAGGTAAGAGAACTGCTCACCACAGCCAAAAAAACAAAGGACTTCTCAACCTATGTCCCTCTCTTGAATTCTTATTTAAGATCCCTTGAGTTGCGGGGCAAAGCTCTTGGGGAAATCATGGAAACACAAATCACTGTTACACAATCAGATCAACAAAACATTGATTGGATTGAATTCCTTGAAGAAGAAAACATTTTAAAGGTCAAGGACAAAGAAAAATTAAAACAGCTCTTAGTAATAGCTACAAAATGACGTTCTCTGTCTATAGAAACAAAGGTGAAAAAGATGCCAACAATACAGGAAGGAATAACAAGTAAAGGAGGAACTTTTGTTCCTATAGAACAGGGGAAAATGAAACCTAAAAAGAGGGCTGCACAATGGAAAGAACAATCCCCAACATTCCGAAAATAGACAATACACAGTCAAGAACTAACTTGGCAAAAAAAAGCTTCAAATACTTTTTCAAAAAAGTGTTGGAGAACGATCTTGCTGCTTTTCATACAGAAATGGTATCGCTTCTTGACAACAACAAAATTGTTTTTCTTGCACCAAGAGGACATGGCAAATCAGAGCTGCTTGGAGTAGCATACCCTATCTGGAAAGTTTTTGGAGCAGAGAAACCGATTACAGTAATGATTGTTTCTTCAACAGAAAAACAAGCAGTGCATCTTCTAGAAAGAATCAAAGAATATATTGATCGAATCCCTATGCTGCAAGCAGCCCTAAAACCAAAAATGATCCATTCTACAAAATGGGCTGGAACTGAAATCAAATGCCAGAACCATTGCGAGATCAAAGTTTATCCTCTTGGCACCGCGATCCGGCATGAGCACGTTGACCTTGCAGTCTGTGATGATATTTTGAGGGATGACATTGGCACAACCGCAAAGACAAAAAAATTATTCTATGAAGTTGTGTTGCCGACTGTAGATGGCCTGAACGCACAAATAATAGTGGTGGGAACTCCCCAAAGCTACATTGACCTTCTGAGTGAATTAGGAGACAGCAAACAAAATCCGAATTGGATCAGCAGGAAATACAAAGCAATCACTCAAGACAAAGAAGGAAAAAAGATTCCTCTGTTCCCTGAACGCTTCAGTTTGGAAAAGCTCAAAGAGATCAAAAGCACAATGGGATCTGCTTCATGGTCAAAAGAATATATGTGCGAACCAATTTCCTCTGGATCATCTCTGTTCCCTTGGGGAATCATTGAACAGTGCATTGACAAAAAGCTCCTGCAGAAAGCAGAAGGATCAAAGAACAAGGATTATTTCATTGGCTGTGATGTTGCTTTGTCTGAAGAAGGCAGTGCAGACTACTCTGTCTTTATAGTTGGAGAACAAGGGAAGGAAAAAGAGCCATTGGAAATTGTGAGGATTGAAAGATACAAAGGCAAATCAACGAGGTGGCAGATTGACAGGATCAAAGAGCTGCATCAAAACTTTTTGTTCAGAAAAATTATGGTAGAGCAAAAAGGAGTGAGCTATGACATGGCAAAAGTCCTTAAGACAGATCCGTTAACCAGAACTGTAACAGAGGGCTTCAACACAAGCAGGACAAACAAGGAAAAGATTTTAAGTGGGTTGGAAATCATCATGCAGCATCAGCAGATAAAATTTCCCCGCAATGACATTTTGCTGGATGAACTAATGAACTTCGGAGTGAAGGAACATTCAACAGGCAAGCAAACCTTTGAGGCATTAGGAAAGCATGATGATTGCGTGATTGCTTTAGCTTTGATGGTGGAAGCAAGCAAGCAGCAGACAGGCAAAGTATCAGCCAAACTTATTTAACCTGCTTGCTTACAAACTTCTTGATCAATTTCTCCATGACACCTGTCATGCTCTCATTGATGTCCACACACTTGACCTTGAACTCTTTCCAAAGCTCTGGATCTATGTAGACTGTGCGATTTACCCTATTTGGTTTTTCTTCCTCGCTCACTTCAACCTCACTCCCAATTTTTTAAAGAAGTCCTGCTGCTTTGAAAGCACTTCTCCAATGAGCTTCCAATTCCTCATTCCACTTGGCATCTTTGCATAGATGTATGCAGCAATCACTTCTTTATCAATGCCTGCTTTCTCAAGGATGTCCATGCTCCGCTGAATCCTGTGCAGGTTTACCTTCATTACTTCAAGAGGATCGCTCTTTTCAATGATGCGGATTTTGCCTGCTTTCTCAAGGGCAATGATTTTTTGCCCTACAACACCTTCATCTTCAATTGATTCAATCAGGTATCTCATGGTTTTCCCTCCGCTGGCTTTGGCTCTGGTTTTGCCTCGGGCTTTATTTTCAATTCTGTTTGCCCTTCCTCTTTCTTCTTCTCTTGGTAGAGAGCAGAGTGCTGCAACTCATGCTTGCAAATCTCAAAAAGCATTACTGCTTCTGGAGGGTTAAGCAGTTCCTCCTCAATGACGTGGAACAACCTTACCTTTGCTTTGCTCAAGCGCATGGCTTGCTCTGTCCTAAACTCACCGAATTGTTTATCATCCATTTGAATCACTCTCCTTCAATTTCTATCTTTGCGCTGGCAGCACACTTCTTAACCGCTCTGATTCCGTTCAGTGCATTCTCTTTGCGTGTGTAACCTTCGCTCTGGCAAATGATTTTTCCGTTGCTTGACTTCAAGTGGAAATACCATTGTCCATCATCATCTCCTTCATCATCTCCTTCAAACAAGAAGAATTTTGCTTTAGGCATTGAATCCCTCCCTTCAGTTTTTGTTTCCAAGTCATCCAAAAGAGAATCAATCGGAGACTTGCCGTATATTGACGGCTCTGGTTTGCCAAAAATTTTTTCCCACAAATCTTTCAGGCTCATTCTTCCAACTCCTTTTCGTTTGTGAACAAGGAACTATTTTCCCCTGCGGTGTGGGACACCTTGATAAAAAGCCCCAAGACTTTTTCTCCATCCTGTGTGCCTTCTATCTCAAACTTGTCTTTGATCCGCTGGTAGTCTGCAGGGCAAACCACTATGGTGTCCATTCCTCGTTCCTTCATTTCCTTTGCGACTGCTTTGGAGAAAAATTCTCCAACCAAAACAGTGTCAAGTTTTTTCATGGCATCAACTCTTTTGAGATCTCCTTGTTGACACGCTCCATTGTTTCCTCAAGCTTCTCTCTTTGCTTCAAGGCATTTTTCTTGACACGCTTCCAAGCATAGAACTTGTTCACTACAATTCTCAAGGAAGCTTCTCCATACTTTGCCTCAAACTTGAGGAGTGCCCTGATGATTGTGTCCCTTGTTCTTTTTCTTACATCCAATACTGTTCTTGGTTTATTCAAGCTACTACCTCCTCGTATGTTTCTTCAAAAATTTCCTTGTCGCAGGGATACAGTTCTCCTTTCACTCCCTTGACAAGATAATCATTTGCCTTGCCTTGCATGATGCCTTCCATTGTCTGAACCTCAAAAGCAAAGGGCAATTGCTTTGCTTCAATTGGAATTGGCTTCTTCAAATACTTTTTGCCAGCACTTCCAAACTCGGATATGATTTTCATCTGAATTTCACATCCCTCCAATTGCTGCGATCATGCTCTGCTTCCAAATGCGGATGCACATACCGAGAGATCCTGTAATGGTTGCAGAGAATGTAGAAGTTTGTATCAGGGTGCATTGTCTCCTGCAGCTCATGCTCAAAATTGCTGTGCAGGACACGCATCAAAGTAAGCAGGTATTGATCCTTGTATTTCAGCTCCTTTGCCTTTGCCTCTGCAAACTCCAAGACCTCCTTAAAGTATTTAACCTGCTCTGGTGAAATTGTCTCTGGCTTGATGAGCTGGAGCACCCATCTCTGAATCAGAATGCAGCCAAGCCCTGCAGCATAGATCCGCATTGGCAGCTTGCCTTCAGGATCTTTTTCATCATGCTCTTTGATCAGCTGGTCAACCTCTCGCTTGTGTGCAAGATATCTCTGCCAATGATCTTTTGAAGACAACCTGCGGAGCTTGCCCTCTGGAACAAGGCAGTAAAAATCCCCAATCTCCTCATCCTTGTATTGATCCAGCGTGCCACGCTTCTCAAGCATTTTCTTGTGATCATCATAAAGCTCCTGATTCCTCAAAGAATAAAGAGCCGAGCAAATTGGCACATTGAATTTCAACAGCTCTGCAATGACATTGACAGGGGGATAGATATCCGATTCAATGATCATCAAATGGCTGTAGCCTCCTTCAAGAGCCTGCTTCCAAAGAATATCCTGCGAGGCTTTCTGCTTAATGCGAGTATTGTCCAAAGGAGTTTCAGAATCCGAAACCTTGCCAACAATAATTCGCAAATCACAGTTCAAAGGATTCTCAAAAATGTTTGCCTTTGCTTTCTTCACCCTGCTAACAAGAGACTTGACATAAGTGTCATTGTCCGAGTTGTCCACAATCAAAATATCCGAGTTGCCATGATGCAAAGCAATTTCAATCGCCCTTGCAAGCCACTTGTCAAAAGAATAATCCTTATATTCATGGACATAGGTTGCAATCAAAACATTATTCTGCTTTGACAGCTCAACTTCCTTTTTGACAAATTCCTCATGCTTTTGATGTTGTAGTTCCTGTGTCTGCAAGCGTGCTCCCTCCCTTGATCCGCTGACCTTGCGCCAGCAGTTTTAAATTCAGCTTAGAGAAAATTTCGTCAACAGTTTTCTCCCAATCCTGTTTCTGTTCCTCTGGCTCTGGCGAAACAGAAACTCTAACCTCTGCACTCTCATAGTTGCCGAGATTGAATTTCCTGCCAAGCACTAACTCATTTACCTTCATGCGTGTCTCCTCCAATCTTTCCGCTTATGCAAAAATATTTGAATTGTAAAGAACCTGCATTTGAAACAAAGCATCTGATTAAAGCCTCCTCCGAGATACAGCTTCATACTTTTTCTCTCCTGCCTAATTCAACAGCATCATGCAAAAGCTCAACCACAGCCCCTTTTGTTTTACAGGTCTGAAGCCCAAGAGCAAGCTGCAACAAAGCCATATCCAAAGGCATCTTTGCTTCCTCCTCTGTCAAATAAAAAAACTTCATGAACGATTCTCCCAACAAATTTTTGCAGAACGATTCTTTGAAAAAATCAAGCGTGTCCTAAAGCCAAGTGTTTCATCTATTGTAATTTCAGTAGGAAAATTAAGCCTTTCTTCAAACTTGTCTGAATCCTTTTCAAAAAATCCTAAAACCTTCTCACTCATAAAAAGGTCGGCAGGATACCCATAACTTTAGTTATGGGAGGAATGCCGACACTTCACCTCCGCAGGTATTTTGAGAAAACAAAACCACTTTGTTTTGCTTGTAGCCTTATAATTTGTTGTATTGCCAAATAATGGCTTTTCTTTAATAAGACCTAAAACTTCCTTAAATGGTATTTCACTATCGGACCATTTAAAAACAAGTGTTCCATAATCATCAAGTACACGCCAACATTCAGAAAAACCTTTTTTTAGGTCCTCTTTCCATGTTTCTTTGTTTAAACATCCAAACTTATTCCTAAATAAACTATTCTTTCCTAAGGACCATAAATGTGGTGGTTCAAAAACCACAAGTTTAAATTTTTTATCAGAAAAATTCATTTGTCTAAAGTCCATAACATAGTCTGGATTAAGTTCTTCCTTTCGGCCATATCCTAAGAAACCACTCGGTCTTTTTCTTATATCGATATAAACTGTGTTTGGATGATTTTTGTTAAACCACATAGCCTTTACTGAACAACAAGCATCTAATATTAGACCGTCTTTCATCTCCAATCACCTTTTTTTGTTTTTCAATTCTTTAATGGCGGTGTCTGGATTTGAACCAGATTCCTTGGTTTCCGTTTGATTGCATGCACCAAAGCTCTTACCCATTGAGGCTTACACCACCCATTTCCATTACTTGCATTTCTTCTTCCTCCGCTGCAATTCCCTGATAGCAAACTCAAGAGCGTAACGACATTCAGGCTGCCAGAAAGCACAGCAGCTCCGCATGACCTTCAAATAATGCAGGGCTTCCTTCTTGGAAAACTTTTCAGGCAGAAAGTTTTTCAGCCCAAGCTTTGCCTGAAGTGCGCGATCATTGTTAATTAGAGCCTGCTTCAAAGCCCTCTTGGAAACTTTTTTAGGCATTGGCAGCAGCCTCCTTCTTCTTCGGAATCTTCTTGACCTCAATGTGCTCCCTCACAGCAGCCTTTCTTGTCAGCTGGATTTCCTTCCAATGTGTTCCGCGAACAACCTTCCAATGTGTTCCATGAACAAAAGTATATCTCTGTCCACAACCACTACAGCGAATGTGATCACGCTTACGGTTTGCTTGGAAGTTTTCGCTTCGGCACTTTCTGCACTTCAATTGTAACATCCTGTCCCTCCAATTTCTGCCCAGCAGTTTCAAGGGCTGGTTTTGCTGTTGAGTGTTGAATGTTAGGTGCTACAGCCTTAACAGCATGAACGTGCCCCTTCCGGCAAACAATCTTGCCATCCACAATCTTAAACAGCCTGTCCCCGCATTCCTTGCAACGCTCTCTTGTCATGGCTTTTCCCTCTTCAACAATTGCTCCAAATAAAGCAGAATGTTATGAGCAGTAGTTGACTGCGTCAACTTAAGCCCACGCAGCTTATCATTGCTAAAGCGCAGGTCATCCAGCAATTCAGCAGCTTCAGCCTCATTCATAATCAGCTTGATAGCCTTACCACACACACAATCCATACAATAATATAAAAACAGAAAAGTATTTAAACTTAACGGTAAGACAGAAGTCCAAACAGCAAAGAAATAACTGAAGTGCATACACACACACACAGGAGCTTATGAAAAAGTGTAGGTCGGGGGTAGTGAAATAGGAGCACAGGAGCTTAAGCCTTAATTATCGCTGTATTTTGCTATATAACCTATGTTATGGCGTATTTGGGGAAAAGCAGGCAGGATAAGCCTTTTTATTTTCTTTTTTAGGACTTCAAAAATTAGGCCAGGCAGAGGCCAGTGAAAAATGTCAGAGGCCAGTGAAAAATGTCAGGCCACAGAGGAGTAGTTATGTATAATAGTAGGCTCTCAATGCGTATACACATACTGACATAATTTTTTTTTTCTTGTGTGTGTGTTATAGTAGTGTGTGTATCCATCAGTTTTTAGCTTACGCAAATGTCTTACGGCTTAGAGGTAGATTTTGGAATGCGGTATAATCCAGATAGTTATGTATAACTCATTTTGTATACATAACTTGTCTTACTGTTTT